CATAAATTCTTTAGCACGTACACGACGATCAATCTCCATTACCCCTCCATACTTTCCGCTTTATTCTTCAATTGATGATATTCCTCTAAAACACTCTTAGTTATTTCCCAGACTTGTTCAGGTGTCCATTTTTCCCAAGGATGCATTAGTTCCAATTCGCAAAGTCCGCCATATAGCTTTCTCGCTAGCTTTTCAAAACGATCTTTCCTAACAATATTGCCTTCTGAATCAAATTCGAAATGCTCAGGCTTTATCATTGGATCTTGGAATTCTGGTCTGCGTAAATCAAATTCTGTCACTTCTTTACTCATCCCTCAGCTCCCGATTCGCTTTCCAGCTTCATTGCACCTTCTTCTGGATACTCACTTATATAAACGTAGTAACCACTGCCGCTATGAGCTTCATCAAACCAAGCAATTGTTAATTCAGTTTCTAAAAGTTCTGGATCTTTGTTTGGTGCACCAAAGTTTGCTGCTGCATATAATTGCTCACAGGTTAAGTAAATCTTTTTCTCTAGCACCGCCTGAGCTTTGGCTTGAGACCATGCTCCGATGAAAAACATCTTAGCTAAGGCTTGATCATGCCCATTACCATATGCTTCACAAAATCCATCCCACATAGATTCAAATGCACCTAAGCAAGCTTGCTCTTCCTTATTCAAATCTGTCATGCTGCTGCTCCTTAGCTCGGTCTTTTATTGAATTTGTCGAGCGTTGCCATGAACTGCTCAACACTGAATTGAATTGTTTTCTTAGCATTGTGCGGTTCAAATTGAGCAGCATATAAAGCCATACCAAGCCACATTACTGAGAACGTGAAAACCTTTGCTGAGTCTTTATCTTGACTATTCATTTCATCAACCATAGGACTAATAATCTTCTTAAAGATTTCTTCAGCGATTTGGTCAGAAGTACCGCTAATTGTGTTTAATTCGATTTTTTTCATGCTGCTGTCTCCAAATACTTATCTGCCAAATCATGCATTAGTAGGTTTCCTGAGCCTGACTCATACCAAATGCCTAATTGGCCGTTTAATCTAAATCTCAAAAGTTCGTTTTGTTCTGTCTTGCTGTAGACGTCCGCACCTTGATCTACTAGCCAGTTCGAGAATTCTTCAAACTTAGATGGCAGAAGGGCTAGACGATTCTTATAACTTCGGTTACTGCCATACCGACTTCTTAATATTTGCCAGTCGTTCATGCTGCCACCTCAAACTTAAAGCCTTTCTTGTCTAAGATTTCGCAAAGCAAGTCTTGGCAAATCTCAGCACGCCTAATTAATTGTTTCTCACGAGTTGCATCACGCTCTTTGTAAAACATGGTTACTCGTCTTTCTGGTGGAATATGACCAACAACGTGCCAGTCAATGTTCTCGTACTTCTTGATCAGATAATCAGGTGTATCAACAAGGGTGTAAGCAATTGCGGAGCGATTCAGGTCACGAATATTCATGTAAGTATCTAGCTGCCACTCATACAATTTTTTGTCACCAGCCTTAATCTCAATGGGGAATGTCTTTTTTGAATAAGCTGATTTGATATCAATAATGATGTCTTCCTCTTGCTCATCTATATCCCATTCACCCGTGAATAAGTCAGTCGTGATACGTGTCTTATTCTTTACATAGAAGTTGCCCGTAACTTGATTAAGTAGGGCAATGCTCTGGTCTTCTACAACTTTCCCTTTTTCAATTTCTGGCGTACTTAATTCAGGTTGCCAATCTAAAAGGATCTGGCTTGCTATCTCATAAATATGTGATAGCGCGCCTTCTGGTATGGTGTCTTTTTCAGGGTAAGCCATAAGCTTACCCACACCCGATGCTCTAAACGGGATCATGTTCTAAGACCTCCGTTTGTGCTTGTACATAATTGAGTTGCTCTTCACTCAAGTTGTAGTGGTGTTTAAGTGCCTCAATATCACCTTTACCATTACGAATTTTTTGAATAGCTTTCTCAATTTGTTCTTCTGTAAGGGTTGGGCGATTGTCAGCAGCATCTGGCGTTACATCCTTAATAGGCTGCCCACTTTCAGCAATACGTTCCGCTTCATCTTGATCATGAATACCCACAAAACCAAATGCCAAGCGTGCACATTGAATAGTTGCCTTGTGTCGCAAGAAGCGAGAAGGGTGACTCTGCCATGGTCCTTCAACAACATATCCAGTTTTAGACTTGAATGGTGCGCGATAACACTCGGCTAAATACTCACGAACAACAGTAGGGTGGTCACGGTCTTTACGATAGATAATGCATTCAACCCATTCAGGTGCAGCTACTTTTGCACCTTCCATTTGAACCATATTTTCTGAAAACTTAAATTCCATACCGTTGAAATTAGAGTTTCCATTAATGATTCGAGACCAACCATCCACGCCTACAACTGGAATAATCCCTTTGTTTTTATCTGGAAAAGCGTAGATTTCTTTAGTCCATGGGTTTAACTTGTATTGACCGGCAACAATCAAAAGAGAAGCCATTTGTGCATCAGTTGCAGGTGTTTCAGTACGGAAAGCTGTTTGAATCAGTGTTTCCTTTAACTCTTGTGGATTGACATTTACCAAGCCAAGAGTTTCAGCAACGTTTGCAATCTGTGTAGTAATAAGTGTTCCGTTTACTGGCGCATTCATAATCTTTTCCTAATTCTTTTCACTTGCTATGTATCTTCTGACAAGCGGTATCAGTTCTTTTTGGGTTGTAAGATGGTCACCTTGAAGCCTGTCATAAATAGGGTAGAACCTGTTTTTCACTTCAACCTGAAGAACCTGAAAATCACCTTTGCCATTTCGATACTGAATTTGGTTTTCTATAAGCCAAGTCTTGAATGCTTCAAGCTTGGACTTATGGAGAAGGGCGCGTTTAGACATCACCCACCTCTCAACTCTTCATCTGCCAACTCTTCGGCGTAGTATTTAAGCTGCTCGTTTAAGCTGTTTACTTGAGCTTCTGTTAACTTGAAACGTAAGCCTATTGGTGACTCTATGCCGTCTTTATCTACAACTACTGCATGAGTTCTTGTGTCTACTGAAAGCACTTCATATTGCTGATCACGAGCACATTCACTGAACTGTAGATTTACTTCACGAGTGTCAAAAGATGACTCAGCTTTGATCTGGCAGTTAAGTACATTGCATCCCCAAGTAAGATCGAAATAAACCGTTTCACCTTCTACTTGAATGTCACTAGACAAATCCAAGTAAGGAAAGCTAGGGCAGAGCAACTCTGATTTAGCGAACATATTCATGAGTTGTTACCTCCTAAAGCTGCATCAAACACTGCCTCTAAAGCATTTCGAGCCTTGGTGTAGTCATCTTCATTCTGGTAAAGATATTGATGTCTACCCACATTCAGAACGAATGAAGTGTCATCACGACCACCAATCTTTGCTTTTGATGGAGCAGGGATTTCAAGTTCAAGCTTGATGGTTTGGGGTTTGATTCTTAATTTTTCTGCACTATCAAACACAGAAACAAATGTGTTCCCTTTTACTTCAAACCATTCATCACGGCTTTTGCTAAAGTACTCAACAATTTCGCCATTAGCCCATGCAAGCTTAGCCTCCGCACCGCTAATCAAGGCTGGGTCTTGGGTGGCGCGTTTCCAAAGCGTACTTGATTGATCAATCCCATCATCACCACTGACAAATTGCCATTCCCTATAAGCACTATTCCAAGATTTAGCAAAATTATCTTTATAGAAAACTTTATGACCTGTAGGCCACTGCATTAAACAATCGGCACCTTCTGGAACTTCAATCATCCAATGAGCTGCTTCAGAAGGATTGATAAGGCATAACTTGTAGTTGTCGTATGAATCTAAATACTCACGCAAGTTTGACTTACTTTGAGCAACAAGGTCTCGAAGCTGAGGGAGGGTAATCCACTCATAGCCATCTGAATTGATTGCATTCTCACAGCTCTGTAACAGCCCGTAACTGGTAGCAAACAAAAAGTTGTCAGATTTAAGAATTGATGACCCTTTAGGTTTATAACCAAGAGCTTCAAACAAACTAACGCCTTCAAACAATTGATCATCGTTTTCTACACGAACTTTGTAGCTTTTGTAGTTATCCATGAGAGGGCTCCTTCAATTCAGGGCGCTTTTCAAGTGAGTCCTTCCAATTCCAGCCATTTGAATAGTCAACAAATGGGTTTTTCTTTGGGGAAATCATAAAATTTGCAACATCACGGTTTTTGCCAAAGCCTTCCTTAAATTTATTTAGCTCAGGTTTTCGGAAGTAACCAAATCCATAGCCATCAGCATCAGTTGCAATGTATTTGACTTCACTTGGAACTTTTGACCAATCGTACTTAGTGTCCATCACTTCACCCCCTCAACTTGCACACGCACATACATGTTCTGTTTTGCTTTGAGTTCGTTGACGTGTTGCTCGTCGGCACAGCCTTTTAAAAAAGCAAATGCAATGAAGGTGATAATCCAGAAAGCTACGAATGCTTTCGAGCCATCCCGGAAGGCTTGGCTAAACTTGTACTTTTCAATTCTTTGATTCATACTTATCTCCGCATTTGATGCAAACCGCCTAGACTCTGACCCCTATGGCGGTTTTTGTTTGTGTATGATTCATAGTTTACTTAAGGAAACTTTTTTGTCAACAGAAAAGTTTATTTTAGGAAACTTATTTTTATTCTTTGGAAACTAATGTTTCTTAAAGGCAATAAAAAACCCGCCTAAGCGGGTATTGAAATATTTGACTTATTATCCAGCTCGCCATACCTGGCGCCCCATTACCTTAAAGTTAATTCCGTTTTGCTCAGTCACCTTACGGTCTCTGTATTTTTCATTAAGGCTATGGAGAATTAAAGTACCTCCTTCTTCTTTGAAGATCTTCTTGATCATACCTTCGCCCTCAAAGTAAACGGCATAGATTTCACCATCAATGATTTCAGTTTGGGAAATATCAATCCCTACCAAATCATCATGATAAATATACTCCTCCATGCTATCGCCTTTAGCTTTTATAAGTTTTAGGCATTTAGGATCAATCATCTTGCGTTGAAAGAATGAAGGCGGGAAAGGGTATTTCCCATTAATTACATCAAAATGGAACTCAATAGATTCCCCTGTACCACATGAAAAACTAGCTTCCACGACATCAATCCATACATAACCGTTAGCCACTTCATACTCAACAACATCGGCCTCCATGATGTCGTCGGTATCAAATGATGCATCTTCTTTTTTATTAAGCCCATGCTTATCCATGAACTCTTGAACATTTAAATTACTAAATCTGCTTGGTTCTTTACCTGTTAATAACCAGCTTTCAGTTGTCTTAAGCACCTGAGCGAGAGCTGGCATGTATTCAACACTAGGCGTGTTAATACCAGATATCCACTTAGAAACAGTACCTTTCTTAGCGCCTGTAGCATCAATCAAGTCTACCTGTCTCAATTTGAGCTCTCGCATTCTTTCAATTATGCGGTCGTTGATCTCGCTCATATAAAAAATCCTATTCAGATGTTTCCAATAGTAAACAAATGTATTGATATCAAGAGAAACTTATGGTTTACTTAGGGAAACTAAAAGTTTATCGAGGTAAACATGACAGTAGATGATTTAGTAACTCACTTTAAGGTTGCTAAAGACATTGAATTAACTGCAAAGCTGAATGTTACTCGTGGAACTGTGAGCAAGTGGCGCTCTAAAGGCATTCCACGTGATACACAAGCCCGAATTCAAATCTTAACCAAAGGCAAACTTAAAGCCGATTTACAAGCATTAACCGCTTAGGAACTAAACCATGAGCAAAGTATTAAATGAATTGCCTGCAAGCGCTAGCAATAACGAATCGCTCATATTGCAAGCACTTAACGCTAGCAACCAAAGACAAGTAGCAGAGATGATAAATGTCGATGCAAGCATCCTTTCACGGATGAAAACAGAAAAGAAATCAAATGGATGGACTGAGATTGAGTTTATTAGCTTTTTGTTGACAGCCATTGGTTTGAAGGTTGTGCAAGAAAGTGATGTGTATTGCTCACCTGAAATTGCAGAAGCAACGCGAGTCTATTTAGCACATGCATTCACTTCACCTGAATACATGCGGATTTTATTCAAATAAAAAACCACTCCCCATCCAGGTAGAGAGTGGTTTATAGGCATTCAGTCGAGATGAATCAAATGAATAAAACTAATTTATCAAATCAAACAACCGAACGCAACCAGCCAGAATTTTTAGTGGGTGACGTTGTAGTACTTACTAAAGAGTGTCGAAGTTTTAAATCAAATGATTTGTTTGAAGTCAAAAATAAAACCCTGACTAGTTTATGGACTATCAAATCACAAAATCATTTGTTTCTGGTTTCATCAAAAGAAATACGAACAGCAACAGTTGCTGAACTTAACGCCAAACGCCGACTAACAAGCGCTGAGCAAGCATTAGCGGAGGTGTCATGAACAGCTTTACACAGCAAATCAAAGTTTCTCGTCAGCAAAGTGAAATCCAATCTTTTTATGAACCTGCATTGCGAGTACTTGGGCACCTGTTTGAGGTGAAAAAGCAAAATTTACGCAACAAAGGTTATGACGAAAATAATGCAGCGGTAACCAAAGTTGAATTTTCAGAGGCTATGGCTCGTCAATTTCGCATAACGCAGTGGTTAGCACAGCAGATTGTAACCAGCTTAACCAAGGCGTGTTTGATTGATTCTTTTGGAGGTTATGTTAAGCCAAAGGATGGTGAAAAGTGAGATATGCAGCAAAAAGAAAACAGGATATTTCCGTTTCTACCACACCGCTTGAGGTGGTAATTCCACTGGAACAACCAGTAAAGATCTATTCGGCTAAAGAATTAGCAGCTATGCCACTTTCAGTTATGAATGCCGCAATTGAGGCTCAGGAAAGATTTTATCAACTTGAAGAATTAACCCATATGGGGGGGCAGGCTATAGCAGTTCGCCGTCTCATGGAGGATGGGCACAAACTAATTCAGGTGAAAGAAAAGTCTCGTATTCGCTACAAAATCAACAACGAATTTATTCCTCCAAGAATTATTCGTCAGTTGGAAATGCGCGGTCTTGTAAAATTAGGAGTAGTCACTGATGTATAAATATCTCCACCATATCAGCGACTTTATGGTTGCTACAGCGCACCTTAGCCCAGTTGAAGAGTGCTTTTATCGCCGTGCTCTCGATTTCTATTATTTGAATGAAAAACCATTACCCAAAGAAACCCAGTCGGTTTTTCGTCGGTTACGTGCAAATACCCAAGAAGAAAGGGATGCAGTATTAATTGTGCTGCAAGAGTTTTTTGTGGAAGAGGAAGACGGGTTTCACAACAAACGTTGTGATTCAGAAATCGCCGCTTATCAAAAAGTAGGGGATAAAAATCGTGAAAATGGTAAGAAAGGTGGGCGTCCACGTAAGGAAAAACCAAAAGAAAACCAAAGTGAAGGCGACTCGGTTAATTCTGAAAACCCACAAAAACCCAGTGGGTTAATTTTGGGTTCTGAAAGTGAAAGCCAAAAAAACCTTAACCATAAACCGTTAACCGATAACCAATATATAGATAGTAGTAGTAATGCGCGTGAAGAAAATTCGCAATTTACACCAATCCAATTTGCTCAGTATCAGATCGATGATCACAAGCGTTACTCAATGCGTGAATTCATTTCTGAATACAGCGAGTTTCAATACGATTTCATCTCACTTGCTCAACAAAGATTTGTTTCTGTACCTGAAATCGACTTGAGAACCATGATTCAAAATTTCGGTGACTGGTACTTTGCAAACGAATCTAGTTCATTGAATACACCAAGCATCTGGTTGGTTAAGTGGTTCTCTTGGGTTCAAAACAACGAGAAACAAGTTGCTGCTAACCGCAAGAAACAAGAGCAAATCAATTCAGCTGGTCAAAAACCACAAGAGTCGGGTTACTTCGCTAATCTTTTTGAAGAACAGAGCGAATCTCAAATCGTGGATGTAACCCCAGCAAAAAAGTTTCCAATGATTGAGGAGGTAGGTCATGCATGAGATTACCTTGAACGAAGTGCGTCAATTAATCGCATCTCTTCGCACTGTTTACGCTGCTCAGTTCAATAAGCAATTTCCAGCAACAGGCGAAAGCGCAATTCCTCTGTCAGTGGTTGAGCAAATCGCACTTAAAACACTGGTTGGCGTTCAACAAAACCAATTTAACAACGCACTTGCTCGATTACTTACAGCAGGTGGACGTTTTATGCCGTCATTTGCTGAGTTTCGCACCTGGTGTATTGGTGAAAGTTGGATGTCTCCAGAGGAAGCTTGGTCACGTGCATGTAAGTTTACGACTGACAGTACCGTGGTTATTACACAAATTACAAAATATGCATTAGACGAAGTGATGTATTTGATCGAAGCCGGCCAAATGCGAGCAGCTCAAGATAATTTCTTCGGAACCTACAACGTGATGGTGGCTAAAGCTCAATTGAAAGGTCGTCAGCAAGAGTTTTACGCTCCACCGCTACAACTAGAACACAAAGAACCTAAACACGTTCCTGTGAGCAATGACGAGGCTCAAAAGCATCTCAAATCATTGATGGAAAGATTAAAAATCAATGGTCGTAAACCTGCACCAGTTCAAAAACTTGAGGCAAAAGAAAAAGAGCCTGAGCTTATAAAAGAGTTGGGCCCTGATCCTTTCGATAATCCACACGAATACGCAGAGATGTGCCGTCGGGAGGGTATGCCAATCCCTAGAAATATTCTTCAGCTAATTGATGGGGCGAATGCATGAAAGCATCTAAATTGATTAGAGATAAAGGACTGCAATACGCGAAGGAAATCGTAGATTCAGCACCTTCTAACGCAACTGAATGGAATGAAGGTTTCGAGTTCCAATGTGGTCAAAGTGTAGAGATTAGCAAGGCTGATCGAGAAAAGTATTTTGTAGACCTTTCTGAACTCAAGCGTCTGGTGGAGTCTTTGGGTTATGTAAGCAGATGGGGCGGCATTGAAAGATGCAAGAAGCTTTACTTTGAAGCTCCATTCAAAAGAGACAAGCACATAAAAGATTTAAAGCGATACATCCGCGATTACGAATCAATATACGGGGATAGTGAAAATGCATAAATGCAACCACTGTGAAGCTGAGCAATTAATTAATTCGTATGGTGGTCTTCCAGAAGCAAAGGCTTACATGAGGCGTTATTTCATGCTGAATGGAGGATTAAGAAATAAGTATCCAAGAACAGGCGCTTTGATAACTCAAAAGATGAATGAATTGCAGAGCGCGATTTTAAATGTAGAGGGCTTAAATAATGGACAGTAAATGGATTGAAGCGCAACGCCGTGAAATGGAAAAGCTTATTTCACCAGAGCTAATCAAGTCGAGAGATTTAGCACGTCAAAGTTACTTCGATCATATGGAAAAAGAAATGGCTGACCACGTATCGCGCTCAATTGAACCACTCAGCGGTAAAAAGCAAAGCACTCTGGTTGAACTAAGGGAGTCAATTGAAAAACTGGCTCAGAAGTATAAACAAGATGCTCATTCATCCAGCCTTTTAGGTGATCAGGATAAAGCGCGAGTTTATAACTGCTTTGCTAATCAATTGGACCATTTGCTGAAAGGTGGTGCTTGATGTCATCAGTCAGCATTGCTGAATACCGCAAGTTATTTCCGATAAAGAAAAATAAAAAGCGGCGTTCAGCAAAGCAAGTTGCCAGACAACCAAGTGTGGGTGAAATGGTTCTGGCAACACATTTAAAAGCATGCAAGATCAGTTTTGAACAGGAATATAAGTTCCATCCTGAACGCAAATGGAGAGCAGATTTTTTAATAACGGGTACAAAGATTTTGATTGAGGTAGAAGGCGGGATCTGGAGCGGAGGCCGTCACACAAGAGGCAAGGGCTATTTAGGGGATATGGAGAAATACAACTCCGCAGCAATGATGGGTTTTACAGTTTTACGGTTCAGCACAGAGCAAGTGAAAGCAGGCGTGGCGATTAAACAAATTGAGCAATTGGTAGGTGAAAAATGAGTGCAGTTTTAAAAACACAACAAATGGATTGGTCTAAATATACTATTGACGGTTGGTTAGAGCAGTTTGGCGCATGGTGTGAAACAGTTAGAATGAAAGGGGGTGATTTGCCAGATGGGCTTCATATCAATCAAATTTACTGGTTGATGCGTGAAGCTGGCAAAGAAGTACAAAAAAGTAAATCTTATATTCGATGTGAGATCAGTGATTATGAGGCGGATCAAATTCAAGCACTTTTACGAAGTCTATTAAATTCTGATAAAACAGATTTTACAACTAAGTTTGCATTAATTTGTTTAATTAAAAATAAGGTTGAAAATAAAGGATTGTTGAAGGTTGCTCAAGAAACAAACCAATCTAAAGCTCAGGTCGCAATTATGGTGAGTTGCGCTAGATTTTATTTATTAGGTCATGATAAAAGATTAAGACAAAATGGAGGTTCAAATGAAAACATACACTGTAAAACTATATGAAGGCGTTAGTCGGGAGAAAGTTAATGAAACTTTGAAATACTACCCTGATTATTTTGGTAAAATATCAATAATTACAAATGTAATTAATAATAAATTGCAATTAACACTAAAAGCATTTGAAGGAATCGACGTTATAACTGCCAATGATCTAATGATTAAAATCGTTGAACGTTTAAAAGCTTCTCAATTAGTAGAAAAGCATAATTTAGACTTGTTGACTGTCTAGACGCTTTATGGCATATTTTTGATATAGTGGACGAAGTATAAGTAATTCACTGATCTAAAGCTCATCGTTTGATGGGCTTTTTGTTTTTATACTTGCTAGATTTCAATTATGATTTAAAATTAAATCAGGTGGCTCGTCGCCAAACATCGCCACCTGAAATTCTATTAGAAATGATAGTTATTTGTTTGTGTCACCTCCATATTAATTAATTGTAGAGTTGATATTGTGTTGTACTGGTGGTGGGCACCAAGCGCCACCAGTGCAATCGTTAAAAGCGCCCCTTTTCTTTGCATTAAGTAATGTTCCTTTGATTTAATGGTTAGATTTACACCACACATTAGCTGTCTTCATCCTAAATACATGGTCGTTACATTATAAATCATCTAAATTGAATGCTTGTCTAAATGTTAAGCGTTTAAGAATGCCCACTTAAGCATGTTTATATTTATGCTATAGTCCAGTCTAATTAGAATTTGGTACTTAAAATGAATATCTGTGTTGGTGGTGAACTAGATGGGCAAGTGATAGAAAAAAAGGGGTGTTAAGAACAAAGATGTATATAAATATTAGTAAATTATAAAATTATTAAATAAATTCAAATATTTAAATTAAAAATAAGTGATAAAACTTTAACAATATTTACGTACGTGATGAATTTAGTAACTCAAATAAACATTATTTTAGACGGATAATTATAAAAAACGGAGTACAAATGTCATGAATAAGAATGTAGAGCTAATAAATTACATTGATGTAGCTGAGACAGTTTACGAACGGGTATATGAAAATAATAAAATTTCAAATAATTTGATTGTTAATCTAAATCGCATTATGGCTGAGATAAAGAATCAAGCTGCAGAAAAAAAACTCAAATTGAAGTACAGCTCAATAGACTTTGAATATTGTTTAAGTTTGCCTTTAGCTGATCGCAAAATAAAAGTAGATTTAAGCCTTATACCTCATTTTGAAGATCGTGAAGAAAGTATTTTGTGGTTAACTAACTTTATTGGAAAAATTTGTGAGCCCAGAAAGATGCAAAGACAGAAAAAAAACTTCATTAAGTACCTGTGAATTTTAGATGAACAGCCCTTAAAGCGGTTTTTTATTGCTAGTAGAATATTTAAGGTATCTTTTCTAATAGGCACACACTATTAAAGTGTTTTTTATTTATTTTTTAGATTGAAAAGATTGCTATTTAAGTAATTTAAATATAAAAATCTTTATTGATTGAGAGTAGTTGTTATACAGGATATTTATAAGGATTTTAAAATGACAATTATCACATTGCTCGATGTTAAGACGAAGAAGAAGGTGATAGTTCGGTCCGTAATAGACCCAATAGCAAGAAAAGACAAAAAAGGGAATATACAAATTATTCAAATTCATAAATGGCTATATGATGAATCTGGAGATTTCGTTGATGAAGACTTATATGAGGCACTCAACAATGGAGAAGTTGGAATATACATAACTTTGCAGTATATGATCATTAATATTGAAAATTAATTATTTTTTATTTTTAGTCAGTTTGAGTTCTTACTCTCTAGAGCCTAATGGTTACTGCACATAAGACCTTATTAAGTATTACCTATTGATGGGCACATATTCTTTATAAGTCTTGATAATTAAAAAAATTATGTAGGCTAAAAATAAAACCATTTAAAAAAAGAAATCTTTATCTATTTAAATATGAATATTTGATGTTTTTAATTCAATCCCTATTGCTAGTGCTTAAATATTATGCCAATATGAAGTTGGAGATATTTCCGAATAGATATTTCCTATTTCAGGTTTAAGCGTTTTTTTCGCTAAGTCCATTTCTGAATAAAAATAGGAAGTGGGCTTTTTTATTTTTAAATATTTCAGTATTATCAGTGTGTTGCTTTAAGTAACACTAAACCTTATTGATCAGCGCAAATATCAAAAAGGGGGAGCTTGCCTACTAGGCAAGCTTTTTAAATTGATGATTTAAACACAATAATCCATTTTAAAGCTCAATAGAAAGATCAAACTTCCATAGCTTTTATTCGTACTAATTTATTGAATATAATCGTTTTTATAATTTTTAAAATTTCCTTAAACTAAAAATGGAAAATTTCTTGTTGCAACATTGTTATAATAGGACTACCTTAAGAAAAATACTTTATAAAAATGAGGAGCTGCTGAAATGCCACAGTATCTCATGTTTGCGGAAAATATTTATAACAAAATTAAAGATGAGGAATTGTTTTCACATGACTGTATTGAAAATATGAACTTACTTATGACATGTATACGCAGAGAAATTGAGGGAACAGAATTTAAATTAAAATTTAATTTTATTGATTTTGTTGAATTGTTTAGTAGACCATTAGATGAATGTAAAGTAAAAATAGATGTTAGTTTGATTCCTCCTCATAATTCAGAAGGTGAGTATATTTTATGGTTAGCTGGATTAATCGAAAAAATTACAGAAGGTGGACCTAAACCACCTCCGCCTATAAAGAAGTTTATTCCAGAGTATATGAGCTTGAAATTTGAATTAGATTTTTTACCCTTAAATGAGGAAAAAATTCAAAACGAAGGTAAAGAAATTACGGATTACTTTAATTCAAAGCTTTATAAGGCAACTTTTAAGAAGTAATACTATATTGCCTGTGAGTTTAGCCACCGCCTAAGGGCGGTTTTTTTTATGGGTAAGAATAATGGATTCTACAGAATACTTTTGGCTTACTCGGAAAAAAGAACCTAAAACTAAACCTAAAAGCCGGCCATTGCCTAAGGCGAAGCAAAAATATCTCGAGGCTGAGGCAACACTTAAGGAAGAGCTTGAGGATTTGGCGATTGGATTTGAAAGTAAGTTTCAGCCGATCCATACCAAACACTGGCGCTTTGATTTTCATATAGTGAAATTGCGTTTGCTCATTGAAATTGAGGGTGGTCCCTGGTCTGGTGGGCGTGGTGGAAAGCTGTCAAATAAAGCATGGAGTCTTAATCGATATGATCATGCTGAAGAGATGGGTTACAAAATAGAGCGCTTTCATCCAGATTCTATTTTGTCGGGATATGTCATCAACTGGATAAAAAGTGAATTAGCGAGAATTGAAGATGGAGCAGATCAGACCATTTCCACCCACTGATTTTATTGATCAAGCAGATGAAGAGGAAGCAATTAGATTAACACCGGCACCGGATCTAAAAAACTGGGTTGTTGCTAATTTTCTTACGCTTGGTGGACCTTTACATAATCCCGATCATGATCACATAGCTGAGCTGCTCCACGATAATGAAGAATTTTTAGCATTTGCTTGGGCCTCTTCTGCATATAAAAGCAAGCAGGCGATGGTGCTGGGGCAATGTGAAAAAGTCATGTTCAATGTTGGTGGCTGGCGCAAAGCTAGACAAGAGCAACAGATGCGAGACTGGTTCGGCTTTGTGCCAACTTATTTAATCACTGTTGATGCTACCTTTTGCGATAAAGCAAATGATCGTGAGTTTTGTGCTTTGCTTGAGCATGAACTCTACCATATAGGCGTAGAGCGTGATGAAAACGGCGAGATGATCTTTAGTAGTTCAACAGGTTTACCTAAGCATTATTTAGCTGGGCACGATGTTGAAGAGTTTGTTGGTGTAACTAAACGGTGGGGGGCTAGTCAAAGCGTTAAACGTATTGTTGAAGCTGCAAAGAATCCGCCGTTTGTTTCGAATCTTGATATTTCAAAATGCTGCGGAAACTGCGTAATCAACTGAGCCGAATGGCTCTTTTTTTTGCCTATTTTGTTTTACGTAGTTTTACGAAGGGGCAATTATGGCAACACTTAAAGAGCCTATAAAAATCTTTATAGTTCAGTCTCTTGCTTGCTTTGATACCCCTCAGCAGGTTGCAGATGCTGTAAAACAAGAATTTGGAGTCGAAATTCTAAGGCAACAAGTGGCGGCATATGATCCAACAAAGCCAGCAGGGAAAAATTTAAGTAAGAAACTTACTACTTTGTTTAATAAGACTAGAGCAGATTTTCAAAAGAATGTTTATGACATCCCTTTAGCTAATAAAGCTTACCGACTTAAAGAGCTTCAGAAGATTTATGAAGACTGGAAGAACAACAGACTTATGAAGCAAGGGGTTATTAAACAGGTTCGGGAAGAAATGCAGGGTTATGACCTGATGTTATTAAATCTTGAGTTAAAGCAACTTGAGATTGAAAAGTTAAGAGAGGGTGAAGGTGATGAAGATCCAACACCAGTCAAGGTAACTATTCAAGTTGTGGATGCGAGTAAAAAAGATGCCGAACATCAATCCGACACTGAATGTACCTCAGGCTAATTTTTTGCAGATGGAAAAGAAGTTCCGCGCATTTGTCGCTGGCTTTGGATCGGGAAAGACTTGGGTTGGATGCTCCAGTTTATGCAACAAAGCTTGGGAATTCCCAAAAGTACCTTTGGGTTATTTTGCTCCAACTTACCCGCAGATTCGCGACATTTTCTTTCCAACTATTGAAGAGGTTGCTTTCGATTGGGGGCTTAAAACTAAGGTTTATGAAACCAATAAAGAGGTGGATATCTATTATGGTCGGCAATATCGAACTACAATCATTTGCCGGTCTATGGAGAAACCAGCAACAATTGTAGGTTTTAAAATTGGCCACGCCTTGATTGATGAGCTTGATGTTATGGCCAAGGTCAAAGCTCAACAGGCTTGGCGTAAGATCATCGCTCGTATGCGTTATAAGCAAGCTGGTTTGCTCAACGGTATTGATGTGGCCACTACACCTGAAGGTTTTAAGTTTACATACGAGCAATTTGTTAAAGAGGCAAATAAATCAGAGGCTAAGCGTAA